GTGGGTCTCTCTCTCTCCAAACCGAAAGCAACCGAGACGGCACGATCTCGAGCTCTTTCGATCGGATACGAAAACACGGAAGCCGATCCCGCATCGTTCGTACCGCCAAGATTGGAAACACGCCCAGACTCGAGCGTCGTCGGAACGCTCGGCGACGAGTGTATCGACTGGCTCGACCGTTGGCTCGGAATGGAACTCTGGGCATGGCAAGCGTACGTCGTCCGACGAGCTCTCGAAGTCACAGAGACCGGCGAACTTCGCTGGCCCGTTGTCGTACTTACGGTACCCCGCCAATGCGGAAAAAGTACGCTGTCGCGTGGCGTCATGTCGTGGCGACTGTTCCAGGCCGACCGATTCGAGGAGCCCCAGACCCTCTTGCATGTCTCGAGTAATCGTGCGATCGCTCGAGAGATCTGGCAGATGAGCGCGCGCATGCTCGAGGTCAAAGCCGACGCCAAAGTCCGACAGGCTAACGGGCAGGAATCAATCGAACTACCCGACGAGTCAAAGTGGATGATCGCCGCCGCCAACATGACAGCGGGGCCGGGTCTCTCGATCTCTATGGCGTTCGTCGACGAGGCTTGGCACGTTGACGAGGACGTAGTCGTATCGGGAATCATGCCGACCATGCTCCAGCGAACCTCGAGCCAACTCTGGCTCGTCTCGACAGCCGGAGAGTCACGATCGGATCTGCTCCGCAACTTCCGCGAGCAAGGCATCGCCCAACTCGACGACCCAGACCACGCCGACGTCCTACTACTCGAGTGGTCAGCGTCGCCCGATCTCGCCGTCGACGATCGCGAAGCGTGGCGACAAGCCTCGCCAATCTGGAACGCTCGCCGCGAGAAACAAGTCGAACAATTCCACCGGCTACAACCCGCCAACGATTTCGCAATGCAGATGCTCAACCGATGGGTAACCTCGGCGACGAGCTGGCTCCCCGAGCAATCGTGGACGAAATGCGGCGACGACGTCGACCTACCGACAAACGCTCCAGGCGTGATCGCTGTCGAGACAAGCGTCGACGGTCTACCGATCGGAGCCGTAATCGCCGTTATGGATGACGACAACATTGTCCACGTTCGTAGCCATGTCGAGACAACGCATGCCGCAATGTGGAGATGGCTCAAGGATGCCGCCGCCGACCGTCGCGGTATCACGATTTTGCACCACGCGACAGTCCGGGTGCCAGAGATCAAAGGCGCCACGATGCTCGAGGTCAAAGCATCCGACCAGGTCGCCGGGTACGGGCCGACTCGAGCAGCGATCCTAGCCGGACACCTCCGCCACAATCGAAACGAAACACTTACCGAACAGGTACTAATGGCCTCGGCGTACCAGTCTCGAGACGGACATTCTCAGCTCTCCCAAAAGGCCAGCGAAGGCCCGATATATCTAGCGCGCGCTCTTGTCTGGGCAGTCGGACACGAACTCAAACCAAACAGCCGACGCCGCCACCTCGTCGCCGTTGCAAAGTGACGACGACGCGCGGCGTATTCTCCGACGCATGGGAACGCTCTCGAGAATCTTCACCGGCGAAAAAAAGCCGCAGCGCACGGCATCTTTTGCCTCTTGCATCGGGCCGAGTTACGCCGCCGACTTCCAGACCATTCTCCGCGTCGGACTGACTCGCGCTACGGCGATGGGTATTCCCGCCGCCGCGTCCTGCCGGAACCTGATCGTGAACACGATCGCCGGACTCGACATCGAACGCTATCGCGGCGCCGAGCAACTCCCCGAGGGCATGCTACTTTCGCAGCCCGACCCGTCGACAACGTGGACGTCAACGATCAGCGGAACCGTCGACGACCTGCTCTGGTACGGGCAAGCCTTCTGGGTAATTCTCGCGCGTGACGGTATCGCCACCGTCCAAAACCCCGACGGGCTCCCAGTCCGGGCTCGCCGCATCCCCGCCGAAAACTGCGACGTCATCTACTCGCAAAACCTAAGCGACTACGATCGAATCAGCGGATTCCAGATCAACGGCACAATCGTAGATCCTCGAATGGTGATCTTCTTCGACGCCGGTAACGAGGGCATTCTCTCTTACGGCGCGCGTAGCCTAACCGCCGCGATCGAACTCGAGGACGCCGCCCGCCGACTCTCCACCGTCGAGCTCCCTGCCGGCATTTTGCAGAACGTCGGACACGAACTCGGACAGGACGAAGCCGACGCCGTCGTCGAGGCATTCCAAACCGCTAGGCGCACCAACACAATCGCGTTTCTCCAGAACGTCGAATACTCGAGGCAAGACCTCAACCCGTCCGACCTTCAGCTCGTCGAGGCTCGAGCAGCATCCGCGACCGACGTCGCCCGACTGTTCCAGGTACCCGTTAGCATGATCGGCGCCAGCCCGACGGGAAACAGCTCCGCCCTGCTATACGCGAACGTCGCCCAGAATACGGCGCAATTTGTGCAACAGGCATGCGCGCCATTTATCAACACAATTGAGCGTACCCTCTCGCTCGAAAGCGTCACGGTCAGAGGGCAAGAGGTACGGTTCGACGTCCAGGCATTCCTCCGAACCGACCCGGACGCCGCCAGCCAATACGTTCTCGGACTCTACGGCGCTGGCGTAATCGACCAGACCGAGGCGCGATCGTACCTCGGCATTGCACCACTCGGAACCACTACCCCCGACCTTACGCCCGGAAGGATCTAACCCGTGCTCCAATTCGACATCGACGTTTCTGCGGCAGACCAACAGACCCGCACGATCGAAGGCGTAGCCGTCCCATACGGCGAGACCGCCAACCTCGGCGGCACCGTCTACCGCTTCCAAGAGGGTAGCCTCGTCCAGGCACGCAACCGGACGCCGCTACTTCTCGGACATGATCGCAATCGTCCGATCGGCGTCCTCGTCGAACTCGCCGACACGCCCAGCGGCGCGCTCGCCCGATTCCAGATCGACAACGGCATCGAAGGCGACCTCGCTCTCGAGCAAGCCGCCAGCGGTAGCCGCGGAGGCCTCTCAATCGGCGCCGACATCATCACCGGCGAATCAGACGCCGACGGCGTCGTAACCGTCACCGCCGCCAGCCTCTTAGAGGTCAGCCTCGTCGCGATCCCAGCATTTGCCGGAGCCGACGTTACCAGCGTTGCCGCCGACGACGAAACCCCCACGCTCGACCCCGACCCAGCCCCGCACGACGAAACCCCCACAGAGGAAATTGAGGAACAGATGGAAACCACGCCCGACCAGGTCGCCGCAGAACTCGCGCCGATCATCGCCAGCACGCCAGCCCGCGCCGAGCTCTCCGCCGACGCATACGTCCAGCACATGGTTCGCGCCATGAAGGGCGACGCCACCTCGGCTCGTCTCATCGAAGCCGCACTCGACACCGCCGACGTCGCCGCAGTCGTCGGACTCGTTCCCGACTTCTACACGCGCCAGATCATCGGCGGACTCGCCGAGAATCGCCCGCTCGCAAACAACGTGCGCCGCGCAGCAATGCCAGCCGAAGGCATGCACCTCTACAAGCCCGTCTGGGGCACGACGCCCGTCGGCGGATGGATCACCGAGGCAGACCCGACGCCGTCGAACGCGATCACGATCACCAATCACGAGGTCGACGTCCTACAGTGGGCATACGGCATCAGCATGACCGTTGCCTCGCTCGAGCGTGGTACCGGCGTAGCCGAGGCCGTCTACCGCCAGATCATCCTCAACTACTACGAGGCAGTCGAGGCAAAGGTCTCGCTCGCACTCACGAACGCCGCCGAGTCCATCGCCGGTGGTGCAAGCGTCCTTGCTACCGTCGGACTCTTGTCGGCGGCAGTCTACTCGGACTCTGGTCGTCGTCCTGACAAGGCCTATATGGCTCCAGACGTCTGGGCTGGCCTGCTCGCAACCGAGGGCGCGTTGCCGTTTACGACGGGCTCGACAGCCGCCAACACGATCGCCGGTCAGATCGCTGGCCTCGACATCGTCGTGACGTCGGCTCTCGCCGCTGGCACGATCGTTGTCGCCGACTCGAACGTCGTTGAACTGCGAGAGTCGAACCCTCTCCAGCTCCGCGCCAACGTCATCGGCACCATGCAGATCGAGTTGGGCGTTACGTCGTTCGTTACGACCGACGTCGAGCTCGCCGCTGCGGTCAAGATGAGCGACTAGCCCGAAATACTGACGGCTTTCGCCGTACCGCAAACCCCGCGCGGCACTTCCCCTGCCGCGCGGGGTACCACTCCCAACCCCCAACACTCTCGAGGACAATATGCCGTGGATCGAAGCCCAGGACGTAGCCGACCAACTCGACATCGAAGTCGACAATCGTCTATCTAACTGCACGGCTGCGATCAAAAGCGAAGTAGAGCGCCTACGCTCCGACCTCGACTTCTCGGGC